ATCTCTGGAAAGAGTTGTTCCAGAAGTCGTATATGTTCCTATCCCTATCTCAAAGTCACCAGCTGCGTTTGTTATGCCGTATTGCGTTCTTTTTCCATCACCCAATACACTAAATGCTTGGAATCCAGCTTTTGCTCCAGCAAGCGTAAGGGTTCCCGTACCAGAAGTGGTACTGGTTTCCTTCACTCTGTCTGCTATTTCAAGACTAAAGTGTGGCATTTAGGCGATCCTAATAATAGCATTACTAGAATCGGCAGTAGGAAATTGGATGGTGAAATCTCCAGAACTTGATGATTTATCAGAACCAAAATCAAGAACTGCAACTGCTTTGTTAGATTGTGTTGAGTTATAAATTAAAGCACCTCTAGCTGTAATAGTAGAAGTACTCCAAGTTGTATCAGCAAAATCTGTAAAAGCTGTTGTTCCTGAAGAGGTTGGTGTTACATTTGTTAGTGTGTTTCCACCAGCGTTATAAGCCGTTCCTGTTGTTTCATTACCAGTGCTATATGCAGTAGTTGCAGCACCTAGGTTAGCAGAGGAAGTAAATAACGCAATTTTAAATGTTGCACCTGTTCCAGCTGATCCACCTCCTGATCCATTATAAAAGTTATGTACACCTTGTAAAAGTTCAGTCTTAAAACTTGTGCACATTGCTTGTGTTATAGCCATATTACATTCTCCTTATAATTTCAGCGAGGTCATCATGTCCCTGTTGGGACAATGTACCACAAATAGTCGTACGCTCAGATAATATAGCTTGTTGCATATAATATCTCAAGACATTGTGGACATTTTCTTTAAATGCTTCTGCCTGGTCTCGTATTGCAGGCGGGGCATCTTGGGAAACTGAGATAATGTGATTGGTTGCTCTATCAGCCCAATGATCACTATCTAGTCCCTTATTATCGGTTGTTACTACATTAACCGTTCCGGCTTTTACGCCAATTTCTTCTGTAAACATTAAGTCACCTCTATTCTTAAACTATCAAAACGATATTCATCACGCCTATCTCTGCCTTCAAATAGGTTTTTCTGTCTTGATATTTCCTCTGCGAACCTTTTTTCGTATTCTTGCTGTAAGGTAGGTTCTCCCTTCATAAAAATATATGCTTCAACTAATGTTCCATATAAAAGAGCATTTCTTGCATTTTCTGATAAATAAGTACCAGCTGTGTTTACTGTTAAACTTGGAGGTCTATACAAATAATTTAATTCCATTGTGTAAGCAACATCTGGAGTTGGTGATAGTAAGAAAGTGTTATCTTCATTTTCTGTATTACTACCAGCGTCAAAATCTGCGTAATATTTTGGTAAACCCATTAAGTTTGTTTGTGTTGGATCATAGTCATAGGCTTGAATAAATGATGGATGTTTTTTATCAAGATAATGATAATCACCATTTGCATCAATTGCAGCTAGTGAAAATGATGCTAAATAATCTTCTGGACCTTTTAAAAATCTATTACCAGATGTAGAAGTACCAGTAGATGTTTTTCTAAATACATTTATTTGTACAAGTTCTAATAATCTTTCTTCAGCATTTTTAATAAAATCATTTATTGTGCTTACAAAAACAGATTCATCGTTTTGTGTGTAATTTTGTACTAATGTTTTTAGTTCATCTAATGTCATGTTATCACCACCGTGACTGTACCAACATTTGATTCGATTTGCGATACAGAAAATGCATAACCTATTGGATCAAGAGTTTTATCTGTAAAAGCATTTACTTTAGTAGTTTTTACTACACCCTCGCCCGCAGGCGTATCTTTATCTGGTCTAGGTTCCCATAAGGCTTCTGGGTCTACTACATTAACTCGTAATTCTAGCTGTGGTTGTTTTGGCTCCCAGCAACTAGGGCATGTTTTTAGTCCATTCCACTCTTTATGTAATTGTTTTAAGTAATAGCGTTGTCCACATCTATCACATTGACCAAGAGCATTTTTTCCCGCAGCATAAGACATTATGTTAGCCTCCTGTAACTACGCATAGAAGGTCGTATCTGATAACTTTCTCTTACTTCATCTTGCTCTGCCGCTCTTTTAAATTCTTCTTCATAAATAACTTTTAAAAATTGTGTTCTATCTGGTGCTCTTTTTATAGATAAATAATAAGCAAGACCACTAGCTAGACATGGATAAAATCTAAACGGAACTTGCATGGTGTTTGGACCATGATCAGCATCGTCAATTCTTTCTAAATAGTTATAAACAATTTTGTCGCTGTTATTATCTGATGTTGGCCATATTTTTATTTTTGGGGCAATTTGTTTATCTACAAAATATTGACTTGGTGTGCTTTCATCAGTTTTATCTGGAATTTGTAAATATTCTTTGCGACCAATTGATTGTATAATTGTATCTGTGTCTTTACCATTTACAACTTTACGGCTTGCAACACCTAAAACATCAATTGCACCTTCTGGTAAATCATAAGTTGTTTGACCTTTTGTAAGTGTTTGAATTTTTTCTTTTACAGTCCATTGATTAAGACCTCTGTTAGCCCAATCAGCTAACATAAGATTTATACTTCTTTGAGCTGTTTTTAGATCATAGCCAGTTCGTAGTTGTAAGCCACATCTTTCAAATGCCTCTTCAACATATTCAGCAACATCTAATTCAAAATCTTTACTATTACTAACTGCCATTTCATTATCCTATTTTAGTAAATTTTCTTTTACCAGGAGCTATTGCACCACATCCTATATTTCCAGACCTTGTGCCTGGTTGTATAGTTTTACCATTATAACTTACTAATCCACCTGTGTTAAATTTTTTTATTCTAGTTGAGTCTTGTATTTGTTTATTCATTTGAGAGCGTGATATAGGCATTATCACACCAATACTAACTTTAATAATAAACCTATTACACTTGAAGAAGCTGCTATTAAAATAAATTCTATTCTGTAAAGTCTTTTATCTATCGCATTATATCTTTCGCTACACGCATCAACATGAGATTCAATTTTTTGATCTACTGAAGCTGCTGTAGGTTTAGGCATTATGCTGTTCCAAATAGATTATTATACATGGAAGGATTATTAGTATTTAAATAATCTTGATAATCTTGTGAATATTTTTGTCCTTCAAAAGGTGTGTCTAAATAAGACTGATAATCTGTTGTATACATATCTCCACTAAACCCAGGTGAAGAATATTGATTATACAGTGTTGAATAAGGGTTATAAGGTAATTGATTATAGTTATTGCTTCCATAACCTCCGTAGCCTCCGAAGAAAGGACTTCCATATTGAGAAGGCGACCATCCACTACCCATATTGCCGTAGAAAGAACCAATGCCACCTGCATAAGGATTCATACCATAACCATAACCATATCCTCCTGAAAAAGGATTGCCGTAACCCATACCACCACCGTAACCATAACTAGGTTGTCTGTAAAAAGGATTACCACCGCTAAATAAACCCATTAAGCCAGACATATCAGTTGTTTGTGTGGTTTGTGTTGGTTGGTTTTGTTGATTAAGTAAACTTTGATATTCTTGCACTAAATTTTGAAATAAATCTTGATAATTAACAGCATTAGGATCAGTAGTATTATTAGTTGAACCTGTTTCACCAGCTTCAGCTGCTTTTCTTAAACCTAAATACTCTTGATAACCAGGACTTTGTAAATATCCGCTCATGTCAAAATCTTTTAAAAGATTTCTAAAAGCACTTCTTTCAGTCATATTTTGGTTAAAGAAACTGTCTTCTATTGCTTGAGCGTTAGCATGAGAACCTAATTGATTTTTAAAATTTTGACCAACGGCACCCATATTTCTTTCATTAAAGAAATTAACTATATCTTCAATAGATGTAGAACCAAATGTTGGACTGCTAGTATCATAAAGATCAATATCATCCCTTAACATAAATGGACCAGTTTGATCATATTGAAATGTTTCTAAACTTGGATTACTAACAACATTTCCTTGATTATCATAAGTTAATAAAGTTCCATCATCTAATGCAAAACTAAATGTCCCATCATTGTTGTCTTGCATGGTTGAAATTACCCTACCACCTAAATTGTCTCCAGATAAAACTGGACCAAGTAAATCTTGAGCAGTTGTATAGGTTGTAGTAGCAGGTTCAAGATTAGGAGGTCTTTTTACACCATCAGTAATTTCATTTTCAGTAGGAGATGGTTCTTCATTGTTTAAACCAACTCTTGTATCAGCACCTTGTAAAAGTAAATCTTCATATAAATTAGGAGTACCAGTGGTATCTTCAAAGCCATCTAAATCTGGATCGTTAAATACACTTGTTTGTGCAAAAGGACTATTTAACATAGCTAGTGCATCTGATCTATCTACATCAAAATTAGTTTCATTTCCAGATGGAACATAAGCAACGCCAGCTGCATTTGTTAAAACATCTCCAGGTGGAGGGTCTAAATTAACTGGACCAGTTCCAGGAATAGGAGCTCCGTTAACTAAAATGTTACCATTTGCGTCATAAGTAATGTTTGGTAACAAATTATAAGGTATATCTACCATTAAAATCCTCCAAAGCCACCAAAGCCGTTAAATCCAGCAAATGAATTAACAGTTGGAAGTGGTGTTGTAGTTGTTTGAGGCGTAGCCGTAGTAGCTGCTCTATTATCAAAATAATCTAATCTATTTGTTGTCGGTGTCGGCACATCAAATCCACCAAAACCACCCATACCTATAGCTCTGTTATCAAAATAATCTAACCTGTTATCAATACCAGCAGTGTTTGTCGGTGTACCGTAACCACCCACACCTACATCTAAACTAAAACTTGGTGCTACTGGAGTCATGCTTGGTGGTTGTGCAACATTTGTTGCACCAGCATAAAATGGATTATTTCCTGTATCTATTGGTTGACCAATTGGCTCACTTACTACTACTGGGCCTTCTTCAATACCAGGAATAAACTGATCAGCAACTTCTGGAAATTCAGGAGGAAGTTCGTTAGTAGCATCACCTCCAGGAGAAGGAGAAATAAAAGGGTCTTCTACAGTTTCAGAAACTCCAAAACTATCTGGATATGTATCTGCTTCATCTCCAAGAGGAGGAAATTGAATAGGTGGTTGAACATAAGGATCAATAGGAGCTGGTTCAGGATAATCAAAATCA